ATGATAAACAGATTAAGCACATGAAGAACTCAGTTGATAAGGCTATCAATGAAATTCATAACTACTCTAGTGGTAAAGATATTTCATACCTTAGAACTGGGTTTAAATTGCTTGATGAACATGTATATCTTGCTCCAAAGTTTATCCTTGGTATAGCAGCATCACGTGGTGCCGGAAAGACTAGATTCCTTATTGAACTTATGCGTTCGATATTTGAAATCAATCCGGAAGATGTAGCTGCTTTATGGTATTCAATGGAAGATAGCGATACAAAGATCATTAGACTGTTCGCTGCAAAGAAAACAGGACTCACTGAGGCACAAATGCAAGGTAAAGGGTACAAACTATCCAATGACGAATTAAAGTCCGTTACAGGAGAGATAAACAAGTTCTCTAAGTACGATATAGATTTTGTGAATGAGCAAGAAACAATGTCAACCATATCGCGTACTTTCAATCGATTCATAAAGAAAAGAGAAAAAAAAGTGTGTTTTCTGATCATTGACAATATTATGCTTATTGATGATTTGTATAACAGCCCAGCCGGTTCCAACCAAATTCAAATTGAAGATAAGGTTGCGGCCAGCATTCGTGCTATTGTAAACAATGCCGATAAAAAAGGACATAAAGCTATCGTGATATTCTTGCACCATATGACAAAAGAAATGGAAAGTAAGAACAATTTCGAAGAAGCCTATCGTCCTAAGCTTAGTCACATGAAAGGAACCACTCGTTTTGCGGATGTTGCCAATGGAATTATTCTATTGAATAACCCGGGCATGCATAAAGACCTTATCAAAAAGCATTCTTCTCTTCCGGATATCAATTGTATCAATTCAAATGGTACTTCTATGTTTGTAAAGAGAGAAAAGCTTTTAAAGAACATGCTTATTGCTGAGGTAGCAAAAAATAGAGATGGTGATATGTCTGACGACTATAAAGCTGTTCAACGATGGATAGTTGATTTCGGTACTATGAAATTTAATGAATTAAATACTCAAAAATAATGGAAGATAAAATGTATTCAGGTTATTATCATAATCAGAAAACTATTCAACAAGAAATAATGGAAGAATGCCCTGATAATTTTGTTGGACATTATCAAACTGATTTATATATTTTGAAGAATGAAGTTACAAAAGAAATTATTGAACGACATTATAAAATGCCAACAGTAATGGCTGAGGAATTTGTTGATCAAACAACAAGTGTTCCTTGTTATGAAATTCCATTTGGATATGATTCTTCACTAATAAAGAAACAAGAAAATGGGTAAGATTGATGGTAATGTACCAAAACGTTTTCCTAATACTAAAAAGGATTACGTAAAGTATCTGAATGAGCTTGGTGAATCTCTCGGGGATGATGAATTTATCATTGCCGGCATAATGCGTAAGAGAAGAGATAACTATGGACAACTTTTGAAAGACAATGATTCGGTTGCTTTCAACCTTGGTTACAATGAATGGAAATTAAATCAAAAATAAATGGAAAAGATAGTTTATTTGAAAAATGGTGGACGTGCAATACTTCATCAAGAATTGTCAGTAAATGAATTTGTAGTTGAAGAAATGTTTCTATATAATGATCGTCATGATGAAGATGGTAGTGGGAAACCATACGAAGAACCATCAGGAGTGAAAATTATTGTAGATAAGATATTTGATACAGCACCAATTCAATCTATTGATAAATTGTATGAAGATAAATATCTTGCATTTCAAGAATTGAATAAATCAGTTCAAAATTTAAATAAAGAACTTCAACTAGCAAGAAATGAAGTTTATCAGATGAAGAATGAGAAAACAAATTTATCGAAATTGATATTCAACAAATCTCAACTAAAGACAGCAAAAACAATTCATTATTTTGTACAAGGTAAAATCATGCCTGAACTTATGACTGATTATGCTAAACAAGGTATGAAGATGTCATTAGAAGTATCAGTGTATTCTGATTCAGTTCGCGCATGGAGTTATAAACTTTATGTAAACGATTCTACATGGGGTAGTTCTAAAAAAGTTGATGATAAAACTGGTTTCTTATTTGATTTATCAGATGAAGAACTTGATACAATTACTATTGAAAGAATGAAATCAATGAAAGTTGAAGAGTTTGATGCTAATTATTTAAGAAGTATTGAAGATAAATATCTTACTACTGAATTAATTCAAATTAGAGACAAATTTGTAATTGATCAAAGAGAAAAACAAATCTCTGATTGTAGAAAAACTATTGAATCAAAAACAACTGAATTAAATCTTTTATTAGGTAAATAAAGAAATGGAAAACGCGTATAAAATTACAGTGAGCAAAGTGTATCACATATCTCATGAAGAAGCACGTCAACGCAAGAACAACAACGAAACAGAACGTGAATGTGCAAAACGTCTTGCTCTACGTAATATGGAAGAAGATGGCCGTAATGGGTTCCTAGAACCTTGTGAAGATAATTTTAATGTTTCAATTTTATAATAACACAAAGTATGAAAACTTTCGATTTCAAATCAAACAATGTTCAGGAAATGGAACTTGATGTTTTAAAACAAACCTACCATGAAAAGAATTTTGATGGTAAACCCTCTTTCAATGGTATCTATCACTATGAGCTTATTGAACGTATTGGTGCTATAATAGCAAAAAACAATATCAACTTCAATATTGAGTCAATCTTTGCCGCTAACAACAAAAAGGCCGGTCGTGATGGTGTATCAGTATCAAAGGAATTGGAAGCTCAGTATGGAGATAATTCTATTCAAGCACATGTTCTTCGTCGCGTATTTACTACGATCCGGATTAATGATTTGGAAGATGATGAAACAAACACCGGTCTTGCCGTTGCATTTCACCAAGATGGCATTCAGATAGCTATTGGTCCTAACGTAAAGATTTGCCATAACCAATGTATTTTGGCAGCCGACAGAATGATTTCTACTTATGGTGGGGATGGTAAGATTAAAGACCTGGATAAAGTATTCCAAATCATTGATGATTGGATGCAGAACTTCACTGAGCAACGTTCACATGACCAAAAGGTAATATCGCGCATGAAAGCAATTGAAGTGTCTTACAACGATACTATGTCGCTTATTGGCCGGTTGAATACTATACGTGTTGTAAAAGATTCTTCTGAAAAGGCATTGAAGAAACTGGAAGCAAATGTGGGTAGAAACTATCCTCTCAATCAAACACAGATTTCTACATTTGTTGAGAACTATCTATTAGAATGTATCAAGCGTGATTCTACCAATATGAGTTTGTGGGATATCTATAATATCTCTACTGAATTGTATAAGCCCGGGCAAACTGATTTTACAAATATTATTGGACAGAACATTGCTTGGTCTGAGTTCTTAGTAAAAGAATACAATTTGTAGTATGAAAGACGTAAATATTGAAAATGCTTTTATAGTATTGCAAGGTGATCATATGTCAAATGACATTGAGCTTGGTAGTATCTTTCTCGAATGCAAATGCGAACGGTTTAAATTGAAAGTTATTTCCTATGAACGTAAGTTCAAACATGGGAATACTATTTTTGAATTAGATATTGAAAATCCACATGATTTCAAAATGGCTGTATTTATCAATAATGAAGTATCATTGAGTTATTGGACAAAGAAACGTTCTGATGTATTTATTATTGGTATGATGCCAGTAGTATTGTCTAATGGTACACTTCAATATCTTCCATTTAATCAGTTTGCAGAAGAGAAATTATACATTACTCCCGGTAATCATTTAGGAATGGCATTGACAGAAGTAAAATACAAAAGTTGTACTGCTACTTTTGGTGAAGGAACTGGTTGGGCGACTATCTACAGTATCGATAGCCATCAAGAAGGACAAGGACATGCTCAGGAGTTACTTATTCAAGCAAAAGCATATTACTCTTTACTTGATAAAGAAATGGCTTTTACAGTAGCTTTAAACCCTACTATGGAACATATCTTGAAAAAACTTTCTATTAAAGAGTACAAATAATTAGTGAATTGTTTGGTAAACTTATAGAATTGTCTTTTCTTTGCAGTGTTCAATCGGAGTGACTATCGAATGAACATTCGGTAGTACCCTTTTGATACACTTAAGACCCCGAAGGAATGTCACTCCCTTTC